AGCCCGCAGAAAGCAGCGGGATTGTCACGGCCGCTACGGTGCCGAGCACAACGCCTACCGCGCCAAAAGCGGAGAGCAACTGCGGCAGTTGTTGCGTTAGCGCTTGCGTGGCGCTAGTGCCGCTGCCCACCTGCACTGCGAAATCTTGGATCTGGTAGCCGGCATTGCGCGCAACGTCGCCCATTTGCGACTTTTGCCGCGTGGCAACCTCAAAACCCCCAGCAGCTTCGCGCGCTGCGTTACCGGTTTTTTGAACGGTCTCGCTCGTCGCTTGCAGCGTGTCGCCAAGCTCCTTGGCCTTGCGCTTCGCGGCGTCAGTCTGGGTAACAAAGGCTGCGCTTTCGAGATCGAGCGCGACCTGCAGCGCTGCGATGGTCTTAGCCATGGCGCGCCTGCAGATGTTTAAGGTACTCGGGCTTGTACCCCGGCAGTGTCGTCAGAAGCAGATAATCGCGCTCGGCCCGCGTAGGCTCGGCGGGCTTGAAGTAAGCCTCAATGAACGGAAACCACTCGGCGGGCCTGAGCGTTTTGTGTTGCTTGGAAAACATGCCGGCAAGCGAATGCAACAACGACATTGTGTGCGTTGCGAACATCAGCGGACCACGCCCGCCAATCAGACCGTCGCGGTACAGCAACTCCATTTCAGTAACCGTCTCCCAGTCGAGCGCGTCGAACACGTCGGGATCTTGCCCATGGAAAATGGCTGCTGCCCGAACCTGCCGGTACAGCAGCCGCTTTAGTTTTTTTCTGTTGCCTCGTATCTAGGTTTGACAACCGCTTCAACAGCTTTGACCAGATCTTCAATTTCTTTGTCGGAAAGCGACGCAGACAATTCGTCGTAGCTCAACGCAAACACATCTTCGCCTTCCGCAAAACCCACTAAGCCAATCATGGCGATTTCGTTAAGTTGTCGGCTTGCAAGCCAGCGGGCGGTCTGGCGCATGCTGCGGCCCTCAATCAAAATGTCGTCATCTTTGATTTCGACGTTTGGATCGCCAAGGGTGCCGCTGCGCATGAGTGAGTCTTTGAGGCGCGCAAAGTGCTCCTCAACAAGATCTGCGGGTGGTGACTGGCACTTGTGCGTGAGCCCTTGCAATTCGAGACGCGTGGGCAGGTACACTTCAAAGGCATGCCCGTGAAAGTCAATGGTTTTGTACTTCGTGCGCTTAAAACCGTTCAGCCGCTGTTGAACACTCATGCGCGCTTGCTCCGTTGTTTGTTGGCAAATTGATTAATTTGCGCGGCAAGCTCGGCGCCCAGGTTTTGCGTCATCGCCGGGATTGCGCGCTCAAAATTTGCACGAATAAAAGGCGTTGCGGGTTGGTCTGCGCGACCGTACTCAAGCGCCATTGCAGCAGGCCTGAAGTCACCCTTTGCGTCCACATACCGCACGCCCACGATCACAAAACCGTAGGCAATCGATTGATTGCTGTGGTATTTGCGCTTGCGGTCGCGCATCGTGGATACTTTTGCGCCCGCCCGCGTCTGCACCTGCAGTCTGCCGGTATCGACCGGCACTGCAGGCCGGATGTTGTCAAGCGCAGGCTTGACCGCGCGGCGCAACGCCGGCACGACTGAGCGCTTGGCCTGCTGCGCCGAAAACTCCTCGCGGAGCGCTATGAGCGCTTGCTCAACCTCGCGCGTCCCAGAAACCGTAACGCGCATCGTTCATGCGTCCGAGGCATCCGAGACGAGCGACGGTGCGTCAGGCGTTGCGTAGATCCGCAAGATTTGCAAGGCGACAAAGCGCGCCGATTGCGGATCGGCCTCGTTAAGCGCACGGTCGACGTCTGACTGCAAAAAATGATAGCAGCGCGCAATGTTATGCGCGAGCCCTGGCCCTTCAACCATGTTTTCGATAACGTCGTCGATCATGCGTTGTTTGACCATCCAAAAAGGTTGCCGCGCGGGTGCAGAGTAAACGTGCATTGCGCTTCTGCGCCTGGAGCAGGATCGATTGAAAACTGCGATGCGCGCGCATTAAACGCAAAAAGCACCGTGTTCGCACCCTCGACGAAGGCGATCACATAAGTCCGGTCGATCAACCCGCTGTACGCGTCGCCCCGCACTAACAACAAGTTTGCATTCGTTGGATTCCAGGCATGAATAAACGAGAGCGAAAACGGCGCACTTTGCACTGGGATTTTATCGGACTGGCGGCTGCCTGCAACCGAAAAGTTCGCCATGGCGTCTTCCTGCCCAAAAGCAGGAATCGCTTCAACCTGCAGTAGATTGCCGTCAACAACGAATGCACTTACAGTCGCATAAGTCGCAAGCAGTACCTCCGTTGCAACCGGCGTGGGCGCAGCACCTGGCTGCATGTAGAGCGATGCGACAAAACCCGGAAGTACTTTATTTGGAAGAGCCATGATGACCTCTATCAGCTAGGAATGTCAAACGTCATGTCAAGCACAATCTGATGAAGCTTATTATCGTTGTCGAAGGTATTAAAAAGCCACTCTACGTCAATTTTCGCCACGAAAAACAGGCCGCCCAGCAAACCTTGATAGCCATGCAGCGCGTCGAGCACTAATTGCGCCTGCGCAAAACACGTCGCCATCGTCTGCGCATACACGTTTGTCTGGCAAACCGGACGGTCGATGCCTTTGTTGCTCTGCGCTCCGGTGTAGACCGGTTGGTGCACGTTGCGCAGCGTCCAGGTCAAAAAGGTCGGCTCGCTCGCAAAGTTGCGGTTGAACGAGGCATACACCGGCGTCGGCGTGACAACCAACTGCAGCGCCGTTTGAATCGCTTGCGCATACACCGCCGCGCTGTTTTGTCCCATGCATTAGACCGCCGTCGCAGGTTCGTTGCGAAAACACGTGAGCGTGACAAACTGCCGATCAAGATGCTCAAACACATCGACAATGCGCCAGGATTTTGCGCGATACGTAATGCTGAAGGCCGCTTGATTGTCCACAATCTGCTTGGTGTTCGGCGAGTAATTCACGACAAGCCGCACGATGTCGTCGTATTGTCGGTAGCTCTCGGTGATTTTCTCGCTGGCTTTAATGTCCTCGCTGCGCGCGCGCGTATTGAAGGCTAGCGTCTCGGTCGTCGTTTGATCGCCTTGCGCGGTTTTTGCAAACGTCAGATTGTTCACACCGATTTGCTCAACGCGCAGCACCATCACATCACCAAGGGCTTGTACGGACGCAAAAGCGCCTCGACGCCAAACGGAATGCAGTTAAGCTTGCGCTCGCTTGTGTCGCTGCGCTGGTTGTACAGGTGCGCAACCATCAAAAGGCCCGCTTGCTTGACGACAGGATACTGCGCCATGATTGAGGCCGTGTTCGTCCACGTGACCTGCAAAGGCGCAGCCATTTGCGTGTTGATGTTGTTGGGGACGGAAAGCAAAATCACTTGCTGGCCCGTCACGTCGTAGTAGTAGCTGCTTGTTGCAAGCGTGACCAACGCAGGAGGTGTGGCTTGGTTGTACGCTTTGACCGAGTTGATGGTCGTGCCACTTTGCGAGACTTGCGGTAGCCCGAGCGTCAAGGGCGTCGCCATCAACGTACCGACGGCGTAATAGGCCACAAAGGTGTTGTTGAAGATTGGCAGACCCAAATAGTCTTCAATCGCCATGCGCGCGGCAAGCTCAAGACTTTCGAGATACGCGTCTTGCGACTCGTCGCCAAAAAGGTTAAGTTGATTGGCGATCTCATCGGTCGTGAGCCACGACGTCGAAATGTCGCGCGCAGTCTGCAGAATCTGCGCAAAGTTCCACGGCGCGCCGGTGGGCGTTGCGTAGGTTTGCTGCGCAGGCATTTCAGGTGGCAATCGCGCGCACGCCAGCGAAGACGTCGCGGATGGTGGAGATCATGCGTTTTTGCGCAATGATCGTGATAAACCCTGGCGCAGTTTGCTCCATCATCTGCAGGTCGATGTCCCCGTAGTCGACAATGTGCAAAAAGCGCGGCCAGTTGCACAAGTAAACCGAAAACTGGCCCGCAGTTGCGCCGTCGCTCAAGTAATTGTTGGGGATCACAGGCCACCCGAACACATTCACGACCGCCCCGCCGTCGCTGTTGCCCACCTCGGCAAAGGTTGGCGCTGCAGTGCCTTGCTGCCTAAGCAGTTGCATTACTGTCGGATGCATCATCCACGCGGTCCCAGGGAGCGACCAGTACTGCGGAGGCAGCGCATTGGCAATGCTGATCAGATCGGCGCGCGTCATCGTGCCCGCAGCGACGCCAACGGTGCGCACCGTGTGCCGGCCGTTCGTAATGGCGCTTCCAGAACTGCCAAAAGCAGCGGCTGCGCCTGCGCCGCCCGGGTAGCTTGCAAGCCCACGCAGTCCGCTTGTTGCGCCCGTACTGGTTGTGCTGCTGCCGGCCTGATCGTCGTTAAGTGCCATTGAGGCAGCTTCGAGCGCCGACATTTCAAGCGCCAGGTCGCTTGCCAGCACTGGCGCAAGGCCAGGGATGTCCTCCATTGCCGCAGTGCGCACCGGCAACTGCGCGGTGACGATGCGCATTGGTAGTTGCCAGATCGCGGTTGCTACGTTGGGCGACCCGCTATCAGGTGTAATCGCATAAAGCCAAGGATTGGTGGCGTTGGCCGCATTGCCGGTTTTGACGACAAACTGCACATCGCTTTGCGCGACCACTTGCTGCGATGCACCCTGCCGGAAAGGATTCGCGTAGCGCAGGCTTGCAAAAGCGTCCAATGCTTCGACGCGGCCGCCCGCGCCCGAGCCGCTCCCGGTCAAGGTCGAAGCCTCAAGTTGCAGTTTGGCCTTGCCTGTGCTCCTCAACAGTTGCAACGCTTTGATCATGCGCGCTCCGAAAAAGTGCCGGGTTGCCCCGGCCCAAAGGTTGGAGACCTTAAGCTGCTGCGGTGCCGGTGGAGCGAAAGCGCACGCCAGCGTTTGGATCGCGCACGCTTGTGGCTAAGCGTTTTTCGCCGTAGAACGTAATCGAACCTGGGAGCGTCTGATCGTAGCGCCTTAGAATCATCGTCAGCCGGTCGACAATCGTGAAGTACTGCTGCCAGTCTGCAAAATACATCGGATAGCGCGATGCGGTCCCTGCGGCTGCGGTAGAGGGCTGGCTTGGGTTGTCCAGGTAGGCGTTGACCACGACGTTAAAGCCCAACAACTGACCGACGATGCCGTCGGTACGCGCAAGCGCATCGACATAAATCGGCCGGGCCTGGTTGTCGACTAAGCCACGGATCGCTTGCAGCAAAATCGGGTTGATCGCAAACGCAGTGGTCGGTGTCCAGTACTGCTGCGGCAGGCTATAAATCAGGTTGACAACGTCTTTGTAGCTGATGTTGTTTGCCGCCACGGTGTTGGCGTTCGTTGTCAGTTGGTCGTAAGTCGCAAGGTTGTGCACCCCGTCGCTGGTTGCAGTGCCCGAGGAGCCAAAGCTTGAGGCGGTCACCGCGCCGCCGGTGTAGGTCGCAGCTTGTCCAGGATAGGAGTCAAGTCCACGCAGCCCGTCGGTTGCGCCGGTGCTGGTTGTCGTGCTGCCGGCTTGATCGTTGTTTTGGATCATCGACTGCGCTTCGGTTTGCGAAAACTCAAGCGTCATGTCGCCCACGACGTTCGGCTCGAGCCCATCAATATCGTCAAGCGCTGCAGTGCGAATCGGGAACTGCACGTTGAGATCTTTCATCGTGACTTGCCAGATCGCCGTACCGACCGTTGTGGCTGCACCGTTGTTTTGGATTGCGTAGCCCCACGCCGCGCCTGCATTGCCGGTTTTAACTCTAAATTGGTAGGCGCTTGCGTCTGTCGCGACTTCGCGGCAAACGCCGCGCATCGGGTTTGCAAGCCGCGCAGCGTGGAACATCGGGTCGTAGGCCGTGCGACCGCCAATGTTGAAGCCGCTGCCGGTCAACGTCGAGGCTTCCAATTTAAAGGCAATCGCCTCGGATTCGTCCGTAAAAATCCGCAGTTCCTGCTCGATCACGCGACCCTGCTTGACAAAATCGCGCAGCGACTCAAGTACGCGTCGGTTGACGTCTTGCGTGACGCTTTTGCTCGGCGGCCTAATCAGCGCTGGTCCAATCGCCGCAACCTTGGCCTCGAGCGCGCCGACTTTGTCGGCAACCTCGAGGCGCACTTGGTTGAGTTGCGCCTCAACGTGTGAGCGCACTGCGGTCGTTTCATCGACCACGCGTTGCACGGTTTGCGACTCAATCGCATCGAGTTTTGTAATGACTTGGTCAAGCATGGCATGCCCTTTTCAGTCGTTCGGAGAGGTGGCGAGAAACTTCGGCAAGCGTCAAGTGCTGCAGGAGAGCAGCTTCGGCTTGCGCTTTTTTAATCCGTTGCGCAGACTCAAGACGGTTGATTTGCGCTTGCGCGTTGTTGGGCTGCATCACGATCGACACTTCCATGAGGCCGCCCTTGACGATCTGGAAGTAGCCTTCTATGTCGTCCTGCCCGCGCATCTGGTACGGCGCACCTTCGGCGTCAACCATCGCAAACTCATCGGCATAAGCGCCTACGGAAACGCCGCCAATCATGCGCGGGGCTTCTTTCATGATCTGGTACAGGTCGCGCCCTGCAGTGGTTGCGGTGTACAACTGGCCGCGCCCCATCATGCCCTCGTCCAAAAACTCAAACTCGGTCCACTGCCCGACGGGCATCGAGGTCGCGTTATGCTGGAAGTACATCGGCAACGGCCGGCCGACCTGCTGAAAGTTTTCGTACCACGCCTCAAAAGGCGCCGGTGTGTAGTAAAAGCGCCTGCCGTCCATGCCCTCACGCGGTCCCCAGGTCGTGACCATCGCTTCCAGGCGCCCTTGCGTTGCCTCATCGGCCGAGCGGCCCAGTGCAACTTGCGCTTCGAGCAGACACTCAACGATTTGCATGCTTGTCCTCGACGACGATGGGCACCGGCACGCGCTTGCGGGCAGCCTCGATCCACTTGCGCAGCATCTCAAGCGCGCTCATACCCTGCCCGCCTGTCCAGTGCGACCAATCACGCGCAGATTGCCGCCGCCGCCGGTGTCTTGCGGGCTTGTGCCCGGGATGGGCTCGGCGTCCTTGCTGTCTGCAACAAGCGCATCTGCGCCTTCGCGCATGGGATAGCCTAAGTACACGCGTGCTTCGTTGGGCGTCATGATGCCGGCTTTGACTCCTGCAACCGCGTAGTTCATCTGGTCTGGCGGTGAGCCCTTCAAAAACTGATCGGTAGCAAACTCAACGTGCAACCGTGGGAAGCCTTCGAGCAGCGAGATCTTTAACTTTTGCTGGAGGTTTGTCAAGAGAGGTGCCATCGTCGATTTATAGAACTCATCAAGCATCGTCTGGGTATTGTTATATTTTCCCTCACCAACACCGATCATGGACGAGGGCACGCCAAAGAGCCCACAGATGCGCTTCATTGTCTGTTCCTTGAGCCGCGCAGCGTCGGCATCCTGCAGCGTGAGCATGTTGATCGGCTCATACTTCATGCCCTGATCGAGCAGCATCGACTGCCCCGGCCGTGAAGAATCAAGGGCTTGGCCGCCCAGCATGTTGCTCCACGCCTCCTTGAGCCGCGCGGCGATCTCCTTGTACTTAAGGTCCGGGATGCTCTGTGAGGTCGTAAACATGCCGCTCGGTTTGGCGCCGTTCGACATGACGTAGTTCGCGTAGATGTCGATGTCCTGGTCGAGCGCGATCAACTCGACCGCCAAAATGCCCTTGTTGAAACCGCTTTGCCCCTGCCAGCCTGCGTCGCGGACATGCAACACCTGATGCGCTTGCAGCGGTTGATCGCGGTTAAAACCATACGTGTCGGTGCTCAACACGTACTGCGGGTAGCGCGTCGCGGTGATGCGCGAGGTAATGAGCGTTGAATCGAGCACGTACATTTCGAGCGGCGTTTGCGTTGTGCTGTCTTGATCGCGCCGCCAAAGCACGACAAAAGCTTCGCCGCTTAGCTCATGCCACATGAGCCACTGGTACCAAAACTCATAACCGCTCTGGAAGTTATTGGGCTTGACCAGCAAACGCGCAACACTGCGCGCCTTTTCGCGCTCGCGCTCCGAAACACCAGGAGACGTCAAGGCATCGACGCGCGTCCCGCTTTCGTCTTCGCACAACATGCGTACTGGCAACTGCGCCAGCGCACGTGCTTTGACGCCGACGGCTGACATCACCGTCGAGTTGCGGCTGAGCGTGTCCATGTTGATCGTGCGACCTGCGTTGGTCGACGCAGAAGTGGTCACATACAGGATCTGGTTGCTGCCAAAAGTGCGGTTGCGCGCCAGCTGCAGGATGTTGTTGCCCAACACTGTGTCGCCAAACAGCGTATTGGCCTCGTTTTGCCGGCGTTTGCCCATGAATCGCGCGAAGATGCTCATGTTTTTGCCCCTTAAAACGTGCGAAAACCCCAGGAATCGGACATTGTTGGGTTGTCGAGCGCGCAGTGCATCGCAATGATGAGCGCGATGATGCCGTCAACTTTGGCTGCTTTGTCTGCGTCGTTTTTGCGCACTTTGATGTTGCCCTGCACGTCCTCGAACACTTCGCAGTTGGAGAGTTGCCAACCTAAGAACGGGTTGCCGTCGTGCTTGATGCGCTCCGACAAAATAAGCTTCTCGACGTGTTTGCTCGGGTTGCTCAAAACCGCCATCGCCTGCCCTACTTTTTTAATTGGGATGCCGTGATCGTGCAGCCGCGCCACAAGGCTTGCAGCATTATAGGCGTCGTAACCCACCTCGGCAACGTCGTACCGTTGCCATTGCCCCACAATGTAATCACAGATTTCTCGGTCGTCCATCACGTTGCCTTCAGTGACCTTGAGAATCCCGCTTGCGACTGCAACGCGGAAAATGTCCGCGTAGTGCATCGGAATCAGCGCAAGCGCAGCCTCGGGCAAAAAGAACTGGAAGTGCGCCTCGAAGTCATGCTCGCTAAACCGCAGGAGCGTGCAGACGGCGTTCAAATCGCGCGTGGCTGCCAGGTCAAAGCCCACAAACACGCGCTCGGGCGTGCGCTCGCTCAAACCCACCGAGCGGTCCCAGTGTTCGCGGTCAAGCCACGCAGACTGCGCGCTTGTGAAAACGTTCAGGGTCTTGCACAAAAACTCGTTGAGCGCGGCAGGCTTTAACTTCGCCTCTTCGGCGCGCTGCGCAATCGCGTCCTCAAACACCGAGATGCCGTGCATCGGGTTGGCTTTGGCCCATGTTGCGCGGTCGCGCCAATCGTCAATCGTGTCCAGGCTGTAAAGGAGCCCGAACCAGCGCGGGTTGTCGGGCGCATCGCCCCGCAGCATGTTTTCCATCATCTGCAGGTCTTCGTAAAACTTGGTGTCTTTCGTAAAGCTCGCCGTCGAGATGTAGATGCGAAGCGGATTGACGCGCGCCACCATCCCCGAGTGCACCACCTCGATGGCGTTGCGATCCACAATCTGCGCAGCCTCGTCGATGATCGCGCACGATGGATTAAGCCCATCGCCGGTTTTTTTTGTTTCGCGGCTCAGCGCTTTGAACACCGTCTGGCTGTCGCCCACGCGCGTGATTTGGTGTTTGCCGACGTTGTAGCGCCGCTGCAAATCGCTCGGCAGGGTGCTGATCAACCCGCTTGCGGCTTGAAACACAATCTGCGCTTGGTCGCGGTTGGTTGCAAGCGTGAACACCTCAGCACCGCGCTCGCCGAACAGCAACTCATAGATTGCAATCATCGCAATCAACGTGCTTTTGCCGGACTTGCGCGGAATAAACACGACCACGTCTTGCGTCATGCGCCGCACGCGCTGCTCGCGGTGCCAGAAGCCGTAGATTGCGCAGGCAATCAACACCTGGAACGGTTGCAGCGCTACTTTCGAGCCCGCCCACGGCCCCTTGACGTGCTTCATCGTTGAGGCAAAGGACAGAAAATGATCGACCGCGCGACCGTCAAATTCCCAATCCGATTGCTTGGCGTGCAGTTGCGCCAAGAACCGCTTGCACGCGAGGCGCACGTTGCGGCAGGCGGGCGTCTGTCCTTTGGCGACTGCTTTGGCGTAGGCCAGCCCGTCCTGGTGCGTCATGCGCGAGAGTAGCCC